ATACTAATCATTTACTTGCTTCCATAATTGCTGTCCATGCAAAATGTAGTAGCCATATCAATATTAATACAAGGGTTCCAATTGCCACTCCCATCTTTGTGTTATATATGAAAGCTTTCCGCCTTCGCATCTGATTGTATATTTGGGCTTTGCGTTTGGCTTTGATGTCACGGCGTATCTTAATGAAGGCTCGATACCCATAAGGCCCATCCATTCCAAGATGGTGAAGCTTTCCCCATGTAAATTCATGCTTGATTGCGTCCTCCATCTCTTTAATCTTCTTTTTTGCGATAAGTTCATCAAACGCTTCTGCCGTTTCGCTTTTGTCCCAAGTTAATTTTTGCCATAGTGTAGGACGTTTAAACTTCCTTTCTTGCCCCATCCATTCTTGTAAATCAGAAACATGACCACTCCAAGTTGATAATTGACTAAAAATATCTTCTAGGTCTTTGCCTACCTGAATAGCTTTCTTGACACCATTAAAAGCTAAATTTGCGGCGCTCAATGCAGTGATTGGATCTATCACCGCTTACTACTCTGGAGTATTTAATACCCACCCCTGTGTATTATCTACTTGATATGCGTTCTCATCCCAACTATAAAATTTACCTGCGCTAATTTCTTCTTCGGTTAATGTTGGTTCAGTTATGGGAGCAACCCAAGTAGCTTCAGCCGTAGCCATAGACCAACTGTTATATGGTTTAGGAGGCATAAATAAATCTTGCTCTGCAAAATATGTATACCCTCTGCCTGCGTAATTACCTCTAAAATTACCGTTATACGAAGTTTGCTTCCATGTACCACCTAAGACTTTTTCTAAATGCGCCTGTCCTATATACTCTTTTTCAACACCGTTTACGTCTGCGGTATCTTTGTTATCTACTACGGTGACTCTTAGTACAATATTATTGCTATCAAGTTCAGCAAAATGTGCCATCTTATGCTCCTATGTGTAATCCAGTAAGTTCTATATCTTCGCCAATATAGCCTTTTAAAAATGTGTTAAACGATAAACTAATTCTTTCTTTTCCTACTACTGTTTTTACCATGTGTAATAAATTAGAAGGGAATAAAACCAAATCATTTGTGCCTGTTTCTAACCACCAACTTGTACTATTAAAAAGATTGTAATTTTTAGCCGGTATTTTTAATACTCTTAAATTTTCTTTAAAAAAATAAATCTTGTCTTTTGTTTTGTCAGCTTGAACATAAAATACACCAGAAATAAAACTATTTGGATGAATGTGTTCGTGATGAAACTGGCCTTCCTTTGTGTAATTACACCATGATTGAGTTATATAAGGTTCAACATCATTTTTAGGTACATAGATATTTTGAAAATATTCTTTTAAAGATTTTTCAATAAACTGTTTTAGTTTTTTCATTTCTTTATTTTCTAAAATATTATTATCAATAGATGTTGTATTTCCTGTGTTTTTTCTTGTCTCTTGTTCAACTAAAAACTTTGTTTCTTTTTTTGTAATACCTTCGTATTTAAAAAATGTGACCGCAGTCGGAAACAATGAATGAGTTATCAATCTAATCCTCCGTTAATGTGTCCTTGCATTTTTGCTATTTCTTCTTTTTGTTCCGGTTTCCAAATTGTGTTTATAGAATCTTCAAACTCTCGTGCTTTCTTTTGTACTTCTCGAACTTCTTCCATAGAAGGGCATGGTCTATCATCTTCCCATCGAGTAAACGTTGAATTAGATATTTCCCACTTAGCACCCGGACGTAACATTTCCATAGCACTGTCAATCCCAGTTAATCTATAAATTTTATCTTTTGGTTTTGTTTTCATTAAAACTCCTATGCGTTCATAGTTATTACAACAATTCCAGAGCCGCCATTTTGTGAACGAGCAGTTGTAACACCTCCACCTCCGCCGCCTCCAGTATTAGCTGTACCTGCGGTAGCGGCTGAACTATTTGAACCTTGTCCTCCTCCACCAGTGCCTCCTGAAGCAGGACTAGTTGCATCATTTGCACCGCCACCGCCTCCACCTGCGTAAGTAGTTGATACTCCTGTAATTGATGAAGCAGAACCATTTCCACCTGCTCCACCTGCCTTACTAGGTGCATCAAAATCACCGCCCGATGCTCCTGCACCGCCACCACCGCCGCAAGCAACGTAATCACCATTTTCATGCCTTCCGTCACCTCCCGAATTACCTTGTGATGATGTAGTCTCACCAGTTATAGGAGTTATTGCTATTGCACTACCGCCCGTACCATTTCCAGATGTAGTTGGAGGCGCATAAATGCCTCCACCTCCTCCTCCAGAACCACCATTGGGCGCATTGGCTATTGATGTACTGCCAAAACCACCGCCAAAGCCACCGCCGTCAGATGTTACTGTATTAAAAGTAGAATCTTCGCCTTGCATCCCACTTGTTGAGCCACCACCAGTAAAAGGTGGTGTAGTTCCTCCTGCTCCTACAGTTACGGTGTACTCTGTTCCTGCGGAAACGCTCATTCCTGTACCAGTTCGGAATCCGCCCGCTCCACCACCTCCACCAAAATCTTGCGAGCCTTGTGTTCCACCAGATCCTCCTCCTGCAACCACTAAATAATCAACAGAAGATACTCCAGTAGGACATTTCCATTTTGTTGTGCCTTTAAATATTAGTGGGGTACCTGTAGATAATGTATATTTGATAATTACAACTCCAGAACCGCCTGTTCCGCCGGATACAGCACCGACTCCATTAGAAGCGCCACCAGCTCCTCCGCCAGTATTGGCCGTTCCATTTTCAGGCGCATTAGGAGCAGTGTTAAAGTCTCCTCCATTACCACCTCCTCCTTGGCCGCCAGAGCCTCTAGTTCCTGCTCCTGATCCGCCACCGCCACCACCTGCATAAAATGTCGCAACTCCTGTAATACTAGATTCAGAGCCATCTCCTCCAGCTCCGCCTCCCGGACTAAGTGCTGACGTAGCGTCATCACCTGCTTCTCCTGCGCCACCTCCTCCTCCACCTGCGAAAGCTGGTCCGCCTGAACCAGCTCCTCCTGAATTACCTAATCCGGGGCTAGGTTGATTAGAAGAGGCCCCTGCACCGCTAGGGTTTCCCCCTCCACCACCAGAGCCTCCTGATGAACCTGCGTTTCCACTACCGCCTGATGCGCTTCCACCTGCACCTCCACCAATTGCGGAAATTGAAAAAGTTTGAAAAGTAGAGTTACTTCCATTAGTGTTACTGCCTCCTCCAGCACCTACGGTTATAGAATAATCTGTCCCCGCTGTAACACTAAAGCCTGTGCCATTAATAAATCCACCTGCTCCACCTCCTCCTGCATGGCCATTGTTTACTCCGCCTCCACCACCACCTCCAGCAACGATTAAATAATCTATGCTTGTAACACCTGTAGGGCAAGTCCATGTAGAGTCGCCCGTGAAGGTTTGAACCACTGATGCGCCTCCGGTCACAGCAATGGAAAAATTAGAAAATAAAAGTTGATGGATTCCAGTCATTATGAAATATTCCCTGTAAGTACAGCTAAATCTGCTGTGTAACTAAACATAACACTTGCGACTCCATTTGCGTCTAAAGTGTGCAAAGCTGTTGCCTCTAAGTCCCCTGCTTTAACTGCATTAATGGCAGTACAAGCTAATGTAGCTGTGCAACCATTTACAGATATGATAGATATTATATCACCTACAGTAAAAGTTGCAGAGGGTACTGTTATTACAACATTTGCTGAATTAACGGTAACTTGATTTCCAGCGTCTCCTATAGCTAAAGTATAGTCACCAGATACTTTTGTACTTAAAGGTATATCTCTTAAATCACCATCTTGATCTGATACTGTAGAGCTTCCTGTTATATTTCCTCCTACATTCAACACGGATGCCGCCGAAACTCCTCCGTCAAAATGTGTTGTATTTGCAACCGTTAGCTGTGTTATCTCAGCAGTGTTTAAACTTGTAATTGCATCCACTACACCAGATCCTGTGCTGTAAACTATAGCCGATCTTCCATCGGGTACAGTTACTTGCGCCCCAGAAGAATTTTTTATACCTACATCTACGGAAAGACCGTTGTTTATTATGTAGTTTTTTTCTATATCTGGAACAGTTAAAGTTATTCCTGCTGACCCAGTGCCTGTTAAATTAAGACGTAAATGTCTAGCTACCTGAGTAGTATTAACATCACTTAAAGTCAGTGTTTGACTATCGCCAGAAAAAGCAACATCTGCGGATTCACAAATAGCTTCTTCTATCGCGGTACCTAAGTTTGTGTTTGTAACTTCGCCCCATTGACCTGAATTATCTCCAGTTCCCATGAGTTGTATTTTTAAATTTGAATATGATGAAGCCATTTTTTTTCTCCTATGCCGCCTCTTTTATTATTTGCCAATTAGGGGTTTGATTCGTGTTTATTTCACCCCAAACTAATTCGTTGCCTAAATTTGCTGTCATTGAAACACCAGTGATACTTACATTAGCGTCTCCGATTATATCTACGTTATTTAATCTAGCATTTGCACTGACTCCAGTTACATTTACTCTATTAACTAATCTTTGATCAACATCACCAACAGTAGCAGTTAAACCAAAACCAGTAACACTTATATTGTTATTGGTTCTTACTTCTTCTTCGCCTAAAAACTTTAATCCACTAACACCAGATAAACCTGTAACATTTGCATCTGCGTTAACGAACGTAGAGCCAACGGCTCCGACCATACTTATATCAGGTAATTGAGTAGCTTCATTCCAAGCGCCATCACCCCATGAACTTCTACCCCATCCTCCTTGCGTTGCTTCTCTACTTACTGTAACTGTTGCGGTTTGTTTAATTACAACAGACCCTACATTACCTGAAGCGAAAACACTTGTTACCTCAATTGAAACCGTCGCTACGCCACCCCATCCAAAGTCTGAGGTTCCCCAAGTATTTTGGCCCCAGCCGTTTGACATTGTTAAGCTATCCTAATAATTGCATCTGCGCTTGTGTTATTTGGAAATATTATAGTAAAGTCTCCGGCAGTAGAAGTTTTAGTTCCTCCGAAGTCCAATACGCACACAGCCGCATTTGTTAAAGTAGCCCCTGAGTTATCGTTTGTAGTGGGGGTGCTATTGTATATTAAACAACCAGCCGCATTTACAGTCACCGTTGAAAATGTCAAGTCACTAAAATCTAAAAACCCGGTAGAATCTCCTGTGGTTACTCCTAAATTTGTTAGCGCTGAACCGCCTGCGGTATATCCTGTTCCAACGGATTCACTGTCAGTAACATATGCTGTAGTTCCAGCACTTAGCGCCGCTCCTGCTGAATATAACGCTAGTTTAAAAACGTCTGATGTAGCAGATGCGTCAGGTCTAAAATCATGTACCCCTAGTAATACTTCAGCTTTAAAAGATGTACACATTGCTTGTGTAATAGCCATTTTTTACTCCTCTAATAATTTAATTAACTCAGGATATCCCATTTCTCTAAACCTATGAGCTAAGGTTGTATTGTGGCTCCTGACCATTTCTTTCATATATCGAACCAAAACTTTTCTTATATCTTTTTTAAAAGCTTCGGCTTGCGCTCTTACCGCTGGATGCGAATCACTACCAACGGCTATTATCTTATCTAATGCTCTTTCTGCAACTTCCTCTGCATTAAAACCTCTACCGGAGGTAGTCATAACTTTTACTCCACCACCTAATAATACTGATGTACTATTCCCAATCATCTTACCGGATACCTCGCTTGTTCGTTTCTATACATATCTTGTCTGTTCTTTCCTTCGCTTAATTGCTTAAGGCCAGACAAGGCCTCTCCATATTTCTCTTTGTACGCATTAAATACATCAGGTTCTCCTTTCATAAATACCTGAGCCTCTAATAAAGAACCGTACAAAAGAACTGAGTCATAATTATCTCCTAACCACGAAGTATTTGCTGTAACAATAGACTGTGGGTAAAAGAAATAATGTAATTCTGTCGTATAGCTTTGATCTGGAGTTGGTCCTAAAATATAAGAATCCTGATCAAATAAAGCATAATGTGTTGGTTTCCCAGTAGCTGTCGGGTCTGGAAAAGACTCCCTAATAAAATTTACGTCTTTGTTTAAAAGATACGAATAAACACCCGTAGAATCTATTACAGCCAAAGAAAAATTGGCTAACCAATCAGATGGAACTGTTAAGTATTGGTTTCCAGAGGTCATATTTCCTGTAACATTTTTTCTTAAATCAAGAATTTGTACAGAATTAAATATTTTTTGTTCAGCTTGTTGAATGAATGTATCAATTTGTTCTTTACTGGTAAATGTAGCTGTTGCTCCACTTGTGTCAGAAAAAGAGGTATCAGGGAAATCGTTTTCACAATATCCTTTTATAGTTTCAAAAAGCTGAATGTAATTCATTTACCCTTAGACCCGTTAGAAACAGCTTTTTTTAAACTTGGCAAAAATCTATAACTCAAGGAATGAGATACATCAATAGCCCCAGAAGAGTAGTTTAAACCTTTTGTAGCGGCTCCTGTCCCTCTAGTTTTTAATGTTTGTGTTTTTCTAACATCATTAGGGTAACCGCTCGCTTGAGGCACCGGAACACTTTTTGGTTGTTTTATAATCTTCATAAATTCTCCTATTCTGTGGTAACTGTTACATTACCTACATTTGCATCTGCAACTAAATTATTAGGATAACCAAGACCAAATGGGTCTC